TTAAGATGCTTTAGGGATTTTTTCTTTATTAATAGGCTTTGGCAAGTTCACTACAAAAGCACTATAATTTTTACTTGTTTTCATCAATGCCAATGCGCTATACCTATCTAGATTTAATAAGTCCTCTTCTTCGTAACCAAATGCTAGCAAATTAGACTTCAGATCTTGATATGCTTTTACATCGGCTCCTTGTAATAATAAATACGATGTTCCACTTGCCTTTAAGGATTCTTTGCATTGTTGCGTTAATTGATTTAAATAATGTAATGCAACTATAGAAACTAAATCAAACTTTCTAGCTTCTACAAATATATCTTGATATAGTAACTGACAATTATAACACTTATAAAATTCATCAAATAATATAAATGTCTTTGGTTGTTTTCTAGTTGCTAAGATTTGCTTAGCTAACCAAACTTTACTTAAGAAAAATGTTGCTATTATATTTCTTATCATTTTTGATGGAAATTTACTTTCAGGTACTTTTATTAAAATAACTTTATTCTGCTCTAGTAAATCTACAAAGTTTAAATTATCTTCACTAGATTTCATAAAAGCTAGTTTAGTATGAGAACTTGTTTTAAGATGTATGGATCTATCTATTATCCCTTCTATTTTACTATCGTTATTTGATAAGCTTCCATTCTTCTCAACCTTATCAAGTTCATATAATGTATATATTTCATCTTCAACAAGCTCTTTTAGCTTATCTGATAATTTATCTATAAAATCATGTCTTTTAGATGGCATTGTAAGGCAATTTATAATATCTTTCAGACTTGCATTATTTTTAGTTGTGAAAACTATAGTTCCTGCTGCATAAAGATATTTAAGCATTTTAGGACTTAATTTGCTAGTATCATCATTTATAGAATCTAAAAGAACTGCTATTTGTTGTGTATGAAGTGTGGCATTTGCAATCTTTTCATACTCATTCATATTACGATTTTTTCCTACTTCATTATACGCAAAGCATTGTATCTGATTAGGATTACTACAATCTATTTCTACCAATCTATCAATTGGAGTTATAGCTTTTATAGATTCTGATAGCTCACAATTATTAATTATATCTATATTCACTAATCCATAACCTTGATTTATTATATCGTAAGCATTATTTGTCATAAATGTGGTTTTACCCGCTCCCATACTTCCTAAATAGGCCATTCCTAGTCTACTTAATTGTTCATCATTTGATTTGAAAGCTTCTGTATTAGTTTCTTTAACTTTAACATTTCCTAGCCTAAAAAATCCCTCTTGTAATTCTTTTGGAACTTTATTTTCTAATACACTTATATGTTCCATATCCTCAAATTGTTTTATTAGCTCTCTTCCTGGCATCGCTAGAAAATTACTACATTCCTGAGTAGAGGTTTGATTTATTTCGCAAGGGAATTTGTAATCATCGATGTTAAAGTTTGATTTTACTTCATTATAAATAAGACTATTATCTTCATCAATTATGCTAAAAGCTTCAGCTGCTGCTCTAGCATTAATTTCTTGATTTTGTTTATCGTCACTTTCTGAAAAAACTACTATTTGACTTCTACATAAGGTACTATTCTCTTTCTTTATAGTAGCTTTTGATAATTCTCTATTTTGGAAAAGAGTTATATTGTTTTGAATTGGCTGTTTTAAATCTGATTGTAATTGTTTCATAAGATCCTCTATAGTATTGATTAAAAAATTAGCTGCAACTTTTAGTATATATATTATATTTTTCTTGTTCTTATCTAATGGCATATGCTTATTGAACTTTTCAGTGATTTCTCTATGATAATCTTTAAATGAGCTTAAAATTGTTTGACTTGAAGGAATAAAATTATATATTATACCTAACTTATCATTGGTTTCCGATTCTAGTATTTCTAAAATATTTAATGTGCTTGATAGTAATTCATTATTTCTTTTATCAACCGCTAAACTTAAAGCATCTTCCTTTTTATAGCTTAAACTATACTTAGTTGAATTTTTACTAAACTGAGGTACTTCTTTAACCTCTTTTATCTCTATATTTTTCCATGTGTCAGAAATTCTATCTTTAAATAGTTTTTTATATGTCTTAGGTATTATAAAATAAAACTCAGCTTTCTTTTTTTCTAAGTATATATAATAACTTACTTTGGATTGTGTCTTAAAAAATAGCTTCTTTTCTTCTTTATATATCCTCTTATTCAAATCTAAATAAACTTTATTAACTAATTGAGCTAATTTATCTGATGAATTATTTCTAGTTGATGAATGAGGTATTAACTTGAAATATATATACTCAGGATTTACTAATTCAAAATATCTGTCTAATCTTATACTTTTTCTTTTCATATTAATCCTCCTATATCAAAACAGATGCTAGACATTGTAAAATTGTATAAATTATTACGCTTATAGTAGCTCCATTTCTAGTCTTTTTACATCCGCTCATTGTAAGAATTAAACATACTATAGCAGTTAATAAAAGAATCCAATACGAAACATCTAAAACTCCAATTAAAATCTTAGTTGGATTAGAAATTAAATCCCAAACATTCATACAGAAATTCCACATTCCAGATAGTACATTAGATATATTTTGTAAAGTTTCTAACATAATCTTACCTCCCTAAAATAAGCCTTTTATTAAATCGAATAACCAAGGTAAAAAGTACAAAACTCCAAAACTCATTCCATACATAGCTACAACGCTACCAATGCTCTCTGTATGACCTCTCATACAATGTTTTATAACATCTTTAGCGCATAGTATAATACCTACCCAATACCCTACTTTCCTTATTAGATTCAAAATTTCCATTCCTGCTTTGTCTATAGCTGATATATCCGATGCAACTACGGTTATACTACTTAAATCAACTGTGATAGCTATAATGTATATCAATAACATATACTTAGATTTATTTTTTTTTAAGTGTTCTATCGATTTTTCTATTAAGTTTATATTTATATTTTGCAAGGCTAACTCTCTTTCTATCTCACATGATTTTAAAAACTCTGGAACACTTATAATATCTTCTTTTCTTATAAACAACATGAATATTTCCTCCCTAAATAACAAATAATAATCTCATAAACTTTATCTTTGGAGGTGTTTGATATGACTCCTGGTATGATTTTCTTTGGTGGGTATACACTTTGCTATGCTGTAGCCGAAATGACGGTTAAATTTTTCTAATAAAAAGGTTTTTAATTAATTTTATAGAAATAATTAGAGAATTATATTTTTATAATTCATTTAGGTTTGAGCTCTATGGATGCCGGTCCTGGAGCTCTTTTAATTTAATCATACTTCCATAATCCTTTTTCCTTCATATCTTTTTCGATTAGCATTTTTACATATGTGCTTATTCCTAATGTATCTTTGATTTCTAATAAATAATTATATATAGTTAAATCCCTTACATTTTCTTTGAAGCTTATAGGTTGCTTTAAAGACTGTTTTCTTTTAGTCATATATACTCCTTTCTATACATTTTTATTAACTTCTATCTCCTTTCTAATGAATACTATGAAGTTGTATGCAGAAACTTGCCTGTCCTTTAAAAAGCTTTTCAAAAAATAAAAAATGTTGCTCAGCTATCTATTTAATAGCATTGCAACATTTTTAGCAGCCGTACATAGCAAAAGAAGTTTGTAATGCAGTAATAATTTCCATCATAGTGTAATCATCTACTTTACCTTTATACTCTATCAATCTGCTCTTATCAATAGTTCTAATTTGTTCACACATTACTATTGAATCCTTATCTAAAAATTTGAAGTTTTCTTTTGACAGCGGAATATGTGTAGGTAATTTACGCTTATTTGTTTGGCTTGTTATTACAGCAATAATTGTAGTCGGACTATGACTATTCCCAAAATCATTTTGTATTATTATTACTGGTCTTTTACCTGATTGTTCGCTTCCTTTCCCTTCCTCTAGATCTGCATAGTATATACAGCCCATTAATATTTTTTTCATACTCATCCCCCTTTAACATAATTTAAAGGCTAGGAATTCTCCTAGCCTTTAAATTATTATTGTTTTATATAATATTCTGGTGTCCACTCTATCTTTTCAAAGTCTTTATCTGTAGAAAATGTTAATTTTACTTTTTGATCTTTATTCCAAGCTCCATTTGGAGAAACAGGTATGGATTCAACTATTACTCCATCTGAATCTACAAGTTTTACATCTAAGAAGAAACTATCGAAGTCAACACCAGTAGTATTTTCTACTACCGCTTCATAATCTTTCCAATCATATTCCTCTTTTACTTTTTCAAATTTTATACTCTTTAACATTTCATCAACTTTGTTTTTTGTTTCATTATTTTCTTTGACTACTTGTGCATTATTTTTAAGTTCTTCAAATGCCTTTTCATCTAATTCTAACCCAAATTTATCAACCAAGGTTGTTAAAGCTGTACTCCTCATATTGTAACCTTCAGTCCATAGTTTATCATACTTAACAATATCACTTGTATAATACTTAAGAGCCTCTTCCTGTTTATTTAACCCCTCTATATAATCCTTAGCTAATTTTCCTAACTCTGGATTATCAAATTCTGCATCTTTATATTTAATCAAAATTTCTTTTTCCTTATTTACAGCTTCTTTAAAGTATTCATTCTCATTTAAAGTTATCTTTCCTGATTCTACATCGTCTATATACGATGATCTCGCATTAAAGGATTTTTTTGCGTCTTTTATAAATGCTTTATCTTGTCCTTTTTCATTATTTCCAGATGAAGAACATGCAACCATAGATAATGATAATATAAGTGCGCTAAGTAATAATATTATTTTTTTCATATTTCCCCTCCAAATTTAATATATGTCACAAATTAGTATACAACATAGTATTTGTAATATTTTGTCAATTTTTGCTATTCTAATTATTTTTTTCATAAAGTTTATTTCTAGTTAATTTGGACACTATCATAATTGAGGTGATTAAATGATATCGATGTTACTAATACCGATAGGTATACTTATCTATGGTTTAATAAAATTATACTTAGCTTTAAATGATTATTAGACATAAAAAATAAGGAGTACTCGTTGGCTTGAGTACTCCTTTTGCTAGTTAATAGGTCTAGTAACTACTGAATTTGGCAACTACAGTTCGTTGGTTGAATGTATAATTGAATATATTATATTCAAATTAACTAAATAAATTATACCCCCTTTTCTATACTTTTAAAAATAATTATATTGATGATATAATGTTATTATTATGTGTTTGTTTCATTACTCAAAATATAAAAGAATTAGTAAAAACTTTAAAGAACTTAGTTTTACAATTTATTAAATTAATAGTTTTTAGCAATTTTAGTTATTGATTTTAAATGTTTATATTCACTTGAATATTAAAAGTACCTATATATAATTGTTCAAAAGTATGTATGCTTTTACTTAATATAATCTACAATTTCATCTATATAACTTTAAATTTTATACAGTAAACAAGGGGGAAATATGAACTCATTAATTACAATTCTAACCTTAATCGCATGTTTAATCATGACTTTAAATATATTATTATATATATTTTTTAAAAAAGTAAAAAAAATAAATATTTTAATAAATATAATGGATTTTAAACAATTAATGGTAAATACGACAATAGCTATTACAATAGGTCTTATTATACAAAAAATCCAAACAAATACCCATACAAATACTATGAAAACTTTCCTAGATTCATATTACTATATTATAAGTTATTTGTTCATAGGTATAGCAATATTATGGGTCATTGAAATGTTTTTTTATAAAAATTCTAGAGCTAAGATTTTAATTACATATGCTAATAGACTTACATATTTAATGTATACTCTTATATTGACTTTATTTGCTATTAATCCATTATTGTATATAAATCAAATATTTTGTAGTGTATTATGGTTAATATTATTTTATATATGTAAGTTTTATAGCAATATAAATTATAAGTCAAATGATAATTTTAATGAAAGAGATGACGAACCGATAAATGATAATTCAAAACTATATAAACAAAGATCTACAGAGTTAGAGTATATAGAAACATATCTACAAGATAATTCTAAAAATAATAATTGTACTATATCTATATGCGCAGATTGGGGAGAGGGTAAAACCAGTTTTGTAAATGCTCTAAAAAAAAGTCACGAACATAAAAAAGATTATGTCATATTCATCCAGCCAATGATTATGGATAGTAGAAAAAGTTTGATAGATTATTTTTTTTCTCAAATGAAATTTATTATGGAAAAAAACTCAATATATACAGGTAAAGGAAGTTCAATAGATAAATATCTTAATAGCTTGATGAATATTATCAATAAAGATAATAAAAAATTGTTTGATAATTTATTTAATGTTGATAATTCACAACAAAATGACTACAGAGAACTCAAGAAAAATCTTCAAAATGATATTGATAATCTTCTTAACAAAAAGTCTAATAATAAAAGTATTAAAATTTTAATTGACGATTTTGATAGAGTTGAAGAATCCGTAATGTATCAAATACTCGCATTTATAAAAGAAGTGGCTAGCTTTAGAGGATGTACAGTAATTTTTTTAATGGATTCTAAAAAAATAAGAACTAATATGATTACTTATTCATATTTAGATAAGTTTATATCTAAAAGATTTGAATTAAAAAAGATTGATAGGGAAGAAATAATTAAATACTATTTAGATAATAAGATATATTTTAATTACGAAAATGAAGATAATAAAATAATAAAAGAACAGTATAAATACTTTAGTCAGAATATCAATGCGGACTTAAATGAAATAGAAGAATGCATAAAAAAAGCTGCAAAAACATCAGAAAACATTGCAGAAAAAGGTGAATCTGATCTAGAGAAAACCATTAAATGTTTAATCGGTGATTCTCCAAATTCTAATTCTAATAATAGATTACCTGAAGAAAAAATTTTAGAAACAAAGAAAAAAGAAGATGAATCAAATTTAGTTAGTGAGTATATTAAAAACTATACAGATTTATCTTCTAATCCAAGAAAGTTAAAGAAGTTATTCAGAGAATTAGAAGATTTATGTAAGTTAATATATAAAAGATATAGTGATGATAGTATAGATGATATTGTATCTAGCTATAATTTAGTAAATTGTAATGAAATCATCTTAAGAATGAGCGTGCTAAAGATATTTTTTGAAAATGAATATGATTCTTTGTTAGGTATGTTAGATATAGAAAAATATATAAAAGTTGAGGACTATAACAATATAGTTAAAATATTATTCCAAAAACAAATTAAAAATGATTATTATGAAATTGAAATTAAAAAGCAAGCTAATATATATGATTTTATAAATAAAAACTTTTTAAGATCTCATAGCACGTTAGAGTCTGTAACAGAAATAAAAACTAAAAACAAAGAAATACTAGAAATATTAGATAATGATAAGCTTATTGATCAAAGTGAAGTTTATGGCATTTTAGATATATTAACATCTATATATAGTGATAAGCCTAATACAAGCATTATTGCAAATAGACTAAATAAATTAGAAAAATATATAGAACATATAATCGATTCAAGTACTATGAAGTTCAGTGAAGTATTAGATATATTATTAAATCAAAAAGGAGGCTTTTACTATAATGAATCTCCAATAAAAATAATTCAGTTAATAAATTCTTTAATATTTAAATTATTAGAAAATCAATATAAATTTGATACTATTCAAGAAAAGGAATACACTAATAGATTAACGAAAGAATTACAAACAGATATAGTTTTTAAAAGCCGTTTTAGTATTTTTTCTACTTTGCAAATCTCACTAAATAAAAGTAGTTTAATTCAGTTTAATTCAGTAAAACAAGGTATGTATGATTTATATGATGAAGATATTTTACATAATATAAATAAATATGCAGTAAAATTCTTAGGAATGGAAAATAATATAGATAGATTAAGTGATGTAGAAATATTAGAAAAATGGATAAATAAATGTATATGTAAGTTTAGAAACAATCAGAATATCGATGAAGTATATAAAAAGAGAGTTGAATTTATATTTAGAGATGCATTAGGCTTTGTAGAGTCTTTAAAATTAATAATTTCCTTAAGAGAAAAAATAGAAAAAGTTAGTATCAAAGATAAAAACAGCATATTTTCCAGAAGATTACCTCCTAATTTAAAGCTTTTGGAAGATGAAGTCATGTTACTAAAAGAAAATTTATCTACTAATAATCAATGTACAAATATTAAATATATGTATGATTTTTTCCATAAAATAACATCAGAAATATATAGAATTGGCTCAACAAATGGTTATAAAGACATAAACGAAGAATGTTTAGCAAATTTAGATTATATATTCGCTAAGTTAAATAATGAATATATAGAAGAACATTATAATAATACGATATTAAATGATTGTGCACTTATGATTCTAAATATAAAAACTCTAGTTAAAGATAAATCTGAAGATTATAATGTCAACTAGTAATTCTATTAGCACTCAAAACTACTACGTTAAAAACTAAAAATTTAAAGTCTTATTACGTAAGAGAGTCCTCTTTTGAGGACTCTCTTATTTATTATCTAGGTATTAAATAAGCATCTTTAAATCCTTTTTCTTTAGCTTCCTTTAAAGCCTTATCTGCATTTGCTCTATCTTTATAAGCTCCAATGCAAACTGCTAACATTTGACCATTATTGTTAGTTGGTGATGTAGATGGTTTATTATCTATATATTTAACACCAAGATAAGAGCATATTCCTTTAGCTATAGCTGTTGCAAACTCGTCCTTTTTGTTTATAAGTAAATTTATATCATTTTCATTATTTATAAAACCTAACTCCACTAAACAAGCTGACATATTAGATTCCCTTACCATATGAAGATTACCCTCTTTAACACCTCTGTTTTGAGTATATAAATCTGCTTTAATCATTTCTGAATGAACACAATCAGCTAACTTTCTATATTTAAATTTATAGCAATAAGTTTCTACCCCTTTTGCATTTCTATTTTCAGCATCATTTACATGGATAGAAACTAAAGCATCAGCACCCCATTTATTAGCCTCATTAGTTCTTTCTTTTAAGCTCTTTGTAATATCTCCATTTCTTGATAATTCAACATCTAAATTACATTCTTTAAGTTTTGATTCAACTAATTCACCAACTTCTAAAACTATATTCTTTTCTAGCACATTTCTAGCCTTATTTATTGCTCCTGAATCATTTCCACCATGCCCTAAATCTATATAAACCTTTTTACTCATAAATATTACCTCCAATTTTTTTAAATTTTTGTATATAAAAAGAGCTGTATTAAACAGCTCCATTCATCTTATTTTTTATTTCATTAACATCTTCTTTTATATCTTCTACTATATTTATCTTATCTGCTAAATCTGATATTATAGTTTGATTTTTAGCTATTGTTTCTTGATACTTTACTTCTCTTTCCTTACTATCCTTTTTAGTATCTAATAGCAAATATACAAATAATACTGCAAATATTCCTTGTGATACTATTAAATCTAAAGTTATTTTCTCCATATATCCTCCTTTATTTTTGCATTAAAAAAGAGCCTTAGAAAAGACTCTTTTTATAATTATATTATATTAAAACCTTTTATCTTTTACATTTACCTCTTCTAAAGCTTTATTCTGAAAATCATCTAATTTCCCAAATTTATCTCCTTTAAACATACTAACATCATATACCTTCAATGAACCTATTTCTACTTGTTGTTCTAAAGCTTCAAACTCTTCTTTAGTTAAATTTTGAATACCTGTTCCAACTATATTTTCAGCAGCAAAATATAGTTCATTGTCTTTACTTTGCTTTAAATACATTTTTATTACTGTTATACTATCAGTTAATCCAGTCTTAATTACAACTTCCTTTTCAGTTTTTAATACATCATTTTGAAAATCTTTATATGTTCTCATATAATCTCCTTTGCTTTTATTCTTATTTATTTTTTAAGATTTTTTTACCCTTTAATACTTATTTCGACCTTTTTATCGTTTTTCCTCTTTTTTATTTGATTTTTTATCTAATTTTTATTTTTTATTAAGACTTTATATTAAAAGCATTGGTCTATTTTCTTCAATAAAATCTTCTGGATAAATTGTTTCGGCCAATGTTCTCATATCTCCATTTAATACTGATTTAAACATTGTAAGCACTTGATTTTCTAACTCTTTAATTCTTTTTTGATTCAATGATACTAAGTTAGGCAATGAAGAAGTTAGTTTAAACTCCATAGGTGCATTTACAACTCCACTATTAATTGACATCATAGTTTCGCCCTCGAAGGCTTCAAGGAATAAAGGATTAACTTCAAATACTTTTTCCTCCGCTAAAGGTATAATTATAGTTGCAGGATTAATAGACAAGTACTGTTTAAATTCCTCTAAAGTGCTACTTTCCTTATGTGTTATATAAACATAGTTTTGTGACACATGAGAAATAGAATTCTCATTAGTATTTTCAAATATACTCCATTCAACATATTTAAATTTATCACATAAAATTGGCATTTTAGACTTTATTTGGCTTACATTGACTGCATAAGTTGTTGTTAATAATGGTCTATTTTCGTATTTAAATATTTTATCAACACCACTACCATTTATAACTCTCTTTTCTGTCCTAATGTGATAATAATATTTACCATCAGTATGCAATTCTATTGTGTCACATACTTCTGCAAGTCCTCTAAGTTCTGCTATAGGCTTCCAAGTTCCGTCAGTGTCTCTGAATAAAACTGGTTTTTTATCTGATTTATGGACACTTGTTTTAGGGGTATCAAGCTTATTAACAATAAGTTCTGCATTTTTAACCTTACACGAAGTACCATAAGTCCACGTAATAGACTTAATAGACTTTGTTGACTTGATAGGCTTAACATTATCACTCACATATGCTAAACTTCCGTCTTTATAGTTTATCATTGCATATGTAAAATTTGACCCCTCTACGACATCGACATTATAATCTACAAGATACTGAGCATTATCGTCAAATATGTCATATACACCTTTTGTATGAAGTTTTTGAATCATATCTCCGTTAACATTGTCAAATTTTGCATCTTTAAATATCTTTTCATTATCAATTAAATTACCATTACCCCAACAGCTTGAAACTTCTATTTTATCTGCTTTATTTCCAACACTTGCTATACCTTCAAAGTAAGAAGGAGGGTTTTGGGTATGTCCTTTTAATATCATTATATCTTTTATATGAACATTTCCCCTACAATCCTTATTTTGAGTTCTTAAAGCAAAAGCTTGAGTAGATGTTAATTCAGATTTACTGGTAACAAAAAAGACATTGCAACCTTTCTTACAGTCCAATACTTCTGGGAATACGGATGATGCATCGGGGTTATTTATCCTATAGTTTCCACTATCTCCCATATTTATAACGTTACACACTATTGTATATTGAGTATTAGGTTCTATGTCTTGTAATACTTTTCGTGGCGATATAGTGTCGTAACTTTGACCAACTCTAAATTGGTATCCGTCATAATCGGAAGACGCGGTATAGTTAATTTCAAAGTTTGGACATAGATTAACTAAACTCTTACCACTTATCCTTAAATCTTTTACAGTACCGTTTTTAGTTTCTTTACAAGCTAAGTATCCTTTATCTGTTTCATATGACACATCTTGACTTTCTTTAAGCCCTTCAAAGTCACTTATTATCCTTAAATTTAAAGATTCGTGAGTTTTGCCTTTTAAATCCTTCCTTGCTTTTTTTACCTCTAAGTCGTTAGTTCCTGCTGCTATAGCATTTGCCACATCTTCTTTCATAGTGTTTATAGCTTTTTCTGTATCTTCTATTACAGCATCTTTAGCAACATTTACTTCTATAACTTTGTTATCAACTTCTATTATTTTAGCATCAAATTTAGACTGTCTATTAGTTTCCGCTTCTAATCTTCTATGTTCATTATCTTTTCGAGTATTCTCATCGGATATCCTTTTAATCTCATTAGAAGTCCTTCTATCTTCTGCTTCAACTCTAGCTAATTCATTAGCTTTTCTAGTTTCTTCTTCTTGTTTTGCCGTAGATGTATAAGTTTTAAAGCTATTTGCAGCACTTTCAGCATCAGTTATAAAATTATCGTATCTATTAGCCCTATTAGTTTCAGCTTGAACCCTTTTTTCTTCATTGGCTTTTCTAGAAACCTCATTAGCTTCTCTTGATATCTCATTAGAGTTTCTTTCATTTTCCTTTAAAACTCTAGCTTGTTCAGTAGTTCTTCTTTGAGATTCTTGATTAACCCTAGTTGATTCAGCTTGCTTTCTAAGATTTTCAGCTTCTATACGAGCGTTTTCTTCATTTCTTCTTCTTTCTTCATCAGAAGTCATAAAGTTGTAATTATCATTTCTAAGATTTTCAGCTTCTACTCTTAAAGATTCTGCATTAACTCTAAGTTTCTCAGCTTCTACCCTATTAGATTCAGCTACTCTCCTATCATTTTCCGAGGTTTTCCTAATAAATTCACTAGATTCCCTTGTAGCTTCTGCTTTTTCTCTATCTGCATCATTATGTTCTCTAACAAGTTCAGCTTCTACTCTAGAATTTTCAGCTACTTTCCTAGCTTCCTCACTTATTATCCTTTCAGCTTCATTTATTTGCCTTTGTTGTTCGTCAGTTTCAATAGTTGAAAGCCTACCTAGCATATCAGTCAAAAGTGTATAATCCTCATTAGTAGCCATATTTGAATTAAAAGCAGCTAAAAACCTATCTTCATTTACTGTATAAGTAAATATTTGGTCAGGAATAACAGTTTCATCTTTTATAGTAACTATAGCTTTGCATTGATAATCCCCAGGAATATCCTTTAAAGAAGGCTTTAAGTTTGCATATACCCCATCTTTGCCAACTTCTAAGAATTGAGAATCCACATTCCCATTAGGCTTTATAACCATTAAAGTTACTAAAGCTTTTGATAGGTCCATTTCTTTCCCACTTCTATTAATTTGAATAAAAAAATCAGATGTGTTTTTGTCAAATTGGTTAAATTCCATATTTGAGTTATTACATCTGAATTGAAGATCTAATTTTAAATTGTATTTCCTATTTAGCATTTACACACCTACTTTCAAGTTTTTCTATTCTTTCAACTAAAGTTTTTGTAAGATTTTCAAGTTCACTTATTTTTAAGCAAGCTTCTTTTAATGCAACTTGATATACACCTAGCAAAGCAATTTGATCTATTGTATCATCGCTATACATATATTTATCTCTGATATTAGTATCGGAAGTATTGTTGTAATCAGCAATTATAGCTACGCCACTTTCAGTTTCATTTTCTATAAGTGGAGTATCTTTTACATAGTTAAAATAATCCTCATAGGTTAAAACTGACTGACTTATATCTGAACTATCAGATAAACTTCTACATAGCATTACTGGCGATGAACTTCTTAACCCATGATATATTAATTGTCCGTGATAATGAAGATTTCTCCAAGTACAATCGTAAGTACCAAGGTCGATAGCGTGAGTTGTAGTAGGTCTGAAAGCATATTCTTTATAACTTCCATATCTTCTCATACACACGCCTTGTTGTAAATCATTATGGCACATTCCACCCTCTACAACTATATCTTTTAAGAATGTACATCTATCATATTTTCCAGCTACAAATCCATTATCTAACAATAATCCCCCGTTACCATGATTTATTCTTAGATACTCATATCCTTTGTCAAAAAGAGCAAGTGAATGTTCAGTATTAACAACCATTCTACCATCCTCTGCCATATCGATTTTAATTTCTCTCTCATTCCCAGCCCTTTTATAATACAGTCTATGAAAATCTAAATTCCAACCATTAGGATTTTTTTCTCTTGTAAACCCAGCCATTCCAAAATAATTACCGCTTCTGTCATTACCCGTAGAATTATAATTCATTCCATTAGCACCCATTAGAAACTCCGGTAATCCTTCCCTTCCTTGCCAGTTCATATATCCAAAATGCAAACATCTAATATTGCCGTTGTAAACCGAATAATCCTCATTTTCTATAGTTACATATCGACCACTAGCTGAATTACCCATAGTAGTAACTCCGCTAATATCTATATTGTTAGAGTTTATCTTAATACGCTCCGGACTTAGGTTTATAGCGGAAATTATATCAGTAGAATTAACTTTCGCCCCTACCTCTAAATTTATTTCGTTCATATCACTTTCAATCTTGCTATATCTATTAGTAAGTTGATCTAAATTAGAAGCTTTCCAAGGTATAACCTTATCGCCTATAGAAATCATAACTCTATTAAAGTATATAGCTGATGCCGTCGGAGTATCTTGCCAAGTACCTCCATGATGTAAAATAAATCTAATCCATTTAACACGATCGTCAGTTATTTCAAATACACGTGACAACTTGCCGTCATAAAGCTCCGGTATGCCAAATTCTAAGTCAGATATTACATTAAATTGGTCGTCAACTTGTCTTAATATAACTTTAGCAGATGCAACTGATTCTTCTCTATAAACAAGAAAAGATATTGCAACCTTACCGATACCTCCAACTTTCATATAATCACTATGAAATTCAAGAATTGAATTTAGCTTAATTGGATTGTAAAGCCCTACACCTTCTCCATTTTCCCATATGTAATTTTTAAGCATAATGTTTGTATTTTCATTATTAGTCCATTGACCCCATCCATTAATTTTGCCATTATATTTTAAGAAATTTGAGTTAGCTAGAATATTATCTTCCGCTAGATTAATAGCATTATTAATATCTTCTTTAGTTCCAACTTCCTTAGCTTTAATCTTAAGAGTATGAACATCTAAATTAACATTTCCAAAACTATCAACATCTAAAGTTCTCTTACCATTACCGTCAGTAACCGATAGGTTTTTTGCATCTATCCAATGACCTTTAACAATACCCGCTTGCATATAATCAGCACTAAATATATTAGTAACTAGACTACCTACCGCTAGGCTTGAGAAGTATTCGTCAAAATTATCAGCTTTGTTAGTAGTAACAGTTACTTGAGTGCTAAAATCAGTCCTATCTCCGTGTGTATTTTTAGCACATACTCTAAAATACCATGTTTCGCCAGGCTTTGCTTTAAATAAGAAACTTGAGGTTTGACCCTCATGTATTAAATCAAATGTATTAGGTTTAAAATCTTTAGTCTTAGAAGCATATACCTCATATGTATAATACACTTTATCCTCATAAGTCCAACTTAAATCTATACTATCAAACCCTTTTACAGTAGCCGTTAAAATAGGTATAGCTGGCAAACTATTTGGGAAATCTCCTATATTACCATCGGCACCATCTTTCCCAGGAGGTCCAGGAGGTCCTTGTTCTCCTTTCCCACCATTGCCTATGATATCCCCTAGTGTAGTCCTCGGCTCACCAAGTTCCATACTTATATATCTTTCTTTTATAAAGTCATATTTGTATTTTATAACTTTGGTTTTAGTGTTTATATTGAATCTAGGATCTATTATGGTAACAGTATCGCAAAGGCTTATTTTATCCTCTATACCTTCATAGCCAACACACTTACTTAAAGGTATAAAGTTTATTTTATAGTTACTAGTTGGGATATCTCTTTTATTTATCTTAAATTCATCTTGACATAATTTATTTAAAGCTTCTTTAGTTGGGATAACCCCATCTTTAAACTTATCAGAATAATCTCTTCTACCTTCTACATTTATATAAGGATGTGCAAAGTTTTCTATAAAAGGAGAATCTATCCAGTCAGATTTTACTATTACTTCGTCTTGGCTTCCTTCTAGCTTATATTTGGCAAATCCACCGCAACGAGTTTCTAACCCTTCTAAATCAACGCTAAGTTCAAATCCAGTTAGGTTTTTGCCATACTCTATAGTAACATCATTGTCATGACCTCTTTTATTAAGAACATAAATGCTTTTGCCATCCCTTAGTATTTCAGCCCCGGTCCCATAAGTATCTATTATAGATCCTTCTTTTCCAGCAATAGCATTTAATATGTTAACATTATCTATTTTATAATCTTGAGCATTTATTATATCTGAATATCCTCTATAGTCTTTACTAAAATGAGAGTTTCTAAATAAAGTATTTAAAGCATACTCACAACTAGCATTCTCTAAATTAATACTTTCTACATGATCGTTCGCTAAATCAAAAGTTTCATGTCTTGCAAATACAGCTATAGTATCATCTATAAATTTTTTAGTGTTATAAATTCTAAATTTCTGATTTCCTTGCTCATCGTTTGGTTTTACCTCTACAAAATTTTCCTCAATTAGTTGGTCGGCAAGTGGATATCCATTCGGATACTCAAACATCAAGTCAAACATTCCGTTTCTTTCTTCTTCGACATGATAACTATCATCTAATATATTAACCAAATTACCCAATTTAACTTTTCCAGTTTTATCATAAAGAATAGCTTCCACTATACCACCTCCTTAGCACTAAATTGAAATTTAAGACTTAATACACCTTTTATAGTTTCCTCTATATCATAACTTCCAGGCACGATTATAGCTTCATATCTTATAGTATCATCACTAAAAGTTAATGGCTTATACTTAACCTCTCCACATAGCCATGCATTGATTTTACTTATAACTATATTAGCAGCAACTCCATCGCAATCAACTTGACCTTCTACTGATATAATTTTATTCTTCTTTCTTTTATTATCTATAATTAGATCTCCACTTCTTCCTGGAATTGGCTTTAATTCAAAGTCTAATTCAAAAGGTTTTAAATTATCAGCTTCAAACCCATACTTAAAAGAGGTACTAGAAGTAGAACCATATGTAAAACTTTTAAGTTCATTTATATTTTTATACCACTTCATTTATACACCTCCAAAAGCACGCTTTTCACGCTTAATCTTGTAAATTACTCTTTCTATTACTTCATCTGCAAACTTGTTAGCATTTTCTTTTGATTCTGCAACAAGATTATCTACTTTAAACTCAAAGTTAAAGTTTTGAGTAGTGGCTTGTTTTTTATTATCCTTTACCCCTAAATTTAAGTCAATCTTACTTGGTATAGTTGATGTAACATAAGAAGCTATATCATTACTTTTAACTAAGTCATAAGCTTGCATAATATCTGAATTATCCCTAGCTAAAGAGTAAGCTTGTGGCATCATAGGCTCATAACTTCTAGTCCTAGCAGCATTTTTAACGCTTGCAATTTGATTTAAAGCAGCTTGAACACCATGTACTTTAATTTGAACATTCCCAGTTATAGTACCACTTAAAGAACTTCTTATTCTATTCCAATCAGCTATTACCTTAGAAGCCATTTGAGAACTTGAACGAGTAGTTCCGTTATATAAATCAGAAAAATGTTGTTTACCTTGACTCGCTAGCCTTGAAAAACTCGTATTCATACCGTTATATATATCAGATCCAGCCTGTCGCATTGCTTGTACTGATTTTTGCATATTACTTTGAACATCTTTAGGAATTTTACCTGACTCATCCATTACAACTTTAGAAGTTTGTTGCATATTCTTAGACATTTCTTGAGTAGCTTTCTTTGCATTATCTCCCATATCTTTGGCCATTTTATCAGTATTAGTCTTAGCCTTGTCAGCAGCTTGCTTAGTTTCTTTATCAACACTATTTTTTTGCTGACTTAATTCTCTAGTAGTTGTCATTGTAAGGTTATCCCAGGCTCTATTTCCTATTTCTTCTATCTTTTTATTATGCTTATCCCAGGCATCTTTTACAGTAGCCCCACCAGGACCATCAATCATGGCAGCTAAAGTATCAAATAATAATCCACCTTTTGCAAGTATATTATCGACTGTCAAGTTCCATATACCAGCCATAAACTCACAAACTCCACCAATTACAGTACCAAGTCCCCCAAATTTATCTTGAAGGAAACTTAAAGCTTGCTCACTCTCTCCGATCTTAGCCATCATAAGGAATAAAGCTCCAGTTAAAACTGGACCTATTACACCAGCTAATCCAGCAGCAGCTGCACCGGTCCCACCAAATATTCCACTTAAGCCTTGAAAAGCAAAACTTGCACTACCTACAAACTGAATAAGATTTCCAACTATCATTAATACTGGACCTAAAGCAGCAGCTATTAATCCAGCCTTTACTATAAAATCTTTTGTTTCCGGACTTAACTCTTGGAACTTCTGTACTAATCCTTGTAACCATTCAACAAATTGCTGAATGTATGGAAGTAATTGTTCCCCTATGCTTATCCCAACTTCAATAAAGTTATTTTTTAAAATCTCTAGCTTGGACTTAGTCGTTTCATATCTTTGGTTAGCTTCATTTACAAGGGCGGTATTTTCTTTCCAACCTTCTGCCCCTATTTTTAAAGCTTCTCCAAAGACATCATGGGCATTAGCAGCACGAAGGATAGTATCTCTTAGCCTAACTTCCTCTATTCCCATATCAGCTAAGATCCCAATTGCTGATTGCCCTCTTTCTTCCGCAGTCCCTAAACCTTCTAAGAAAGCCATTATTGCGGTTGTAGCGTCCTCCTGGAAAGCTTTTTTGAATTGCTCGCCACTCATACCAGCTACATTTGCAAATTGTTCTAAAGATTCTCCACCTTTTTCGGTAGCAAGTTGCATCTCAATCATCAATTTAGAGAAAGCACTTCCACCCATTTCGGCTTCTATACCAACAGAACTTAAGGCCCCAGCAAATGAAAGTATTTGGTCTTGACTTAATCCTATTTGAGTACCAGCAGCACCAAGTCTTAATGACATAGAAACTATATCCTTTTCAGTAGTAGCTAAATTGTTACCCAAAGCAACCACAGTAGATCCTAATCTATCTATATCATCCATACTCATTTTAGTTACATTGGCAAATTTAGCTAGTGATGTAGCAGCTTCTTCCGCACTTAAATTAGTAGAATCTCCAAGCATAACCATAGTTTTAGTAAAGTCTAATATGTCCGGAGTTTTAATTCCTAACTGTCCTGCAGCTTCCGCAACTCCTGCTATTGCTGTTGCAGCCGTAGGCATTTCCTTTGCCATATCCCTTATACCAGTTTCAATTTTCTTTAAATCTTTTTCAGAAGCATCAACCGTTTTTCTAACACCAGCAAAGGCACTTTCAAAATCAATTGCAGCTTTAGAACTTGCAACACCAACGCCAGCTAAAGGCAAAGTTACCCCAGTGGTTAATCCTCTACCTACACTTGACAAAGTGCTTCCCAATGCTTTAAATCTATCCCCAGCCGACAATGTAGAATCATTGAAAGTCTTAAGTCCAGCAGTTACACCTTGCATACCACTTTTAAACTTACTTGCATCTAAATCAATATAAGCAGTTGCAGTACCTAAGTTCATACTCATACCTAACTACCTCCTTTCTGCTTTAATTGTTGTGCTAAGTTAAAAGATAAACTTCTTTCTTCTTCGATACTAAGTTTTTCATCTTCCCACTTAGGATTATTGCCTTGTTCTAACTCATTTGAAATATACATGCAAGCTTCATCAAAACAAAATGCTATATAATCATCATCGATCCTAGCTATTTCAGAAGGTAGTTTTTTATATTTAATTGATTGATTAATAACTCTTAATATTTGCTTACTGGTTACGAAATGATTCTAAAGCTTTAACACCGCCTTGAGAATAAGTTAATATCTCCATCAATTGAACTTCTGTTAAATTTATTCCTTCTTTCTTTAAGGTTTTAAAACTTGGTTCAACAAGGCAAGCTTCTGCTAATACTTCCATCATTCCTACCATATCTTTTAAAAGTTTAGCATCCTTAGTAGCTTTAGTAGCTAACTCGGGAGTTTTACCGCTAAACATTTCCATTGCTATATTTAAAAGAGCATTAGGAACTTTTCCACTACTTATTAAGTGCATCATGCTTGGTTTTTGAAGCTTAACAATAAAATCTGTTCCATCTTCAAAAGGACTTAATTTTACTATTTCATGTTTTTTCATTTGTTTTAATGTTTCTAAGCTTGTTATTTCCATGTATATTCCACCTTTCTTATATGAAAATAGACTAGGTTTCCCTAGCCTTTACAATTAGATTTTAACTGGGTAAAGAATCAACCACTTGCATAGTATACGTTGCAGTTCCACCAGAAGGTCTTGACCTTACAGTAAACTCACTGGCGAAAAATTCATTAGCCTTAAACGCAAAGTTAACTAAATCACCTATACAGTTAGTATAAGTTGTCTTTATATACTCACCAGTAAATCCATTCTCTGCATATATTTTAGTGTAAACACAAACTTCATTTATTGTAACTGGCTTTAAAGCTCCTACGTTTGGGCCTACGTATTTTTGTCCGTTACTCTCTGAATCCCCAGGAGTATGTTCTCCACCTTGAAGTGCTTTCATAAGTTTTGGTCTTATAGCATTATCTTTAAACTTAAGATTATACCCTTTTATTATAGTTGGGGCTTCATCTGATGCCTTTAATTCCCCATTAACTATTAATTCAACTTTTTCACCTTCTACTATTTCGGGTTCTGCTTCGTATTCATCAGCAGTATCTATTTTTATTGAATCTAAAGTAACCAAAGCTATATCTTTCGTTGGTAAATACTCTTTATCAGCAGCAATTCTTGCTAGTTTTGGCTCTGCCATTAAAACACCCTCTTTCTTACATTTTTATAGCTTAATATTGTCATATAAGCTTCTTTACCATCTTCCGTTATAATAGGATATGGCGTAAAATTATCCTCATAGGTCAATTCATTCATAGCCACCTTTATTGAAGTTATAAAATCTTCCATTTTGCTATATTCACCTATTGGATAATACACTAATAACTCCACCTCTTCCTCAAGTAGGATATTACTTAAGGCTCGTGGAGTATTATTTTTGATAACTATATATTCTTTTTTGCAATCACCTTCATGTTGCCCTATAGAGTAACAATCAAAGCCATTTGCTACTAAATGTTTGTAGATTGTTTTAAACATATTACACCTACTTAAATATTTTATCTAAACCTTTTATAGCCTTAGGCCCTACTGCATCAATAGTTGGTTTTAAGATAGCGTATTTTCTTTCATTACACATTTCTAGGTATATTCCATAATCAACACCATGAGAAATTTCACACCTAACTGTATTTCCTAAATTTTTACTTGTTCCAGTTAATCTATTTCTAGCATCTCCACTCCTATCAGTCCAAGGTCTATGTGATTTTGCATAAGATTCCATTTGTTTAGCTACACTATCACCATATATACCTAAAGCTGCAATAGTTTTAACTTGTTTTTCAATTAAGCTTTTGGCTATATTACTCATATCTAAAGTAAAACTACTCATTTTAACACCTCTTTAAAAGCATATCTAGGTAAATATTCATATTGTTACAGTTACCTAAATCTACAATAGAGTATTTTTTATCATCTAAAATAAAATAGTCCCCTTCGTTTATCAAAGAGGATACTTGATCATATATAACCATTAAAAAATATTGTTTTTCCCTTTTAACTTTCCCTCCATCTGTTGCAATCTGAGAAATCATATTATTACCATCATGCCAAAAGCCAGTAATTTCACACACAACATGTGCAACCGTAGGCTCTCCAAACTCATTTACACTATCTCTAAGTATAGTTACTTTTGTAGGAAACTTATTTATAACTTTTAAAATTTTAGGTTTTATTTTATTTGCTATCATAATACAAAGCTCCTTTTTTTAGGTTTGTAACGTTTGGCAAGTCGTAACCAATACTCACTATTGTTAGCTAATTGTAATCCACCTGGTAAACTTATAGAATCATCTTCGGCCTTTATATGTAAGCACTCATATGCCGTCTTCCTTAAATCATTATTATTCTTTTTCAGATAAAACAATAATTCTTCATCAGTAAAAAAAGGAGAACTTTCTTCTCTCAATATAAGTTTTAAATCTAATACTTTGTCCATATTATCACCTATAAAGAAGAGATTAGGCTTTAACCTAATCTCTCTATTAATTCAGCCTTTTTCATATTTGAATAACCTTCTATGCCTTTCTCTTTAGCTAACTTTCTAAGTTCATCTACTGTCATTGAATTTAAATCAAGTTGGGTCTTATATACCTCTTCTGAGTTTCTAATTTCTGTATTATCCATTTCGGGATCATTATTTTCGCCCTCATTTTTCATAAGGGCATTAGCTGGGATTAACCGTAGCTATAACTATTTCATCAGCTCTTTCAAAAGAAGGTAGTGCAATCATAGAAACTTTAGTATTAACATTTACCGGATCAGTTTTCTTAGTTGTAGTAATAGCTATACCTTTTTCAACTAGAGATACCTCTGCATCAGTAGCTCCACTCATTAAATCAGATTCTTCTGGAGTAGTACCTAACCAAGTATTACCCAAATTACCCTCTGGCAATAATGTAAATACATTATCTTTAAAGTAGTTAGTTGTAACTCCTGCTTCTGATTTGAATTTTTTAGAATATATTTCTATAACTAAATTTAATTCTTCCTCTACAAACTTTTTAACTTTTGTTTTAGTTATAGCAACCCCTGCATTTATACCTTTTATAGCATCTATTATACCTTTGTTTTTAACTAAATAGTTAAACGTTACAGAGTTACATATAGCTCTAGTTGGTCTTGATCCAGTTCTATCTTCTGCATCATTCATCCATTTTTCTATATCTCCTATTATATCCGCATCTGGCAATGACCAGTTAGATGAAACTTTTTGTTCAGAAGCCAATTGGTAATCATAATCTAAAGCTTTTTCAACTCCACTAGTATCTTTTCCTTTTATAGCAATTTTACCTTCACTTAATAATTGCATTCTCATTCTTTCAAGTTGTACTTTTGCACCTTCAACTAAAGTTGTAGCATCATCAAATATATTCTTAGTTATTAAGTCTATATAAGGTTGATTTGATGGATTTCCTTCTAATTTATTCAATTCTTGTCTATCTGATTCTTTTATCAACATAGATTCTTTAAAGAAAGGCATTTCAGTGTTTACATCTGCAAATCCTACTCTATCTCTTATTTCTGCCTTGGCATCAAAAGCACTAGATTTTAAAGCTACCGGAAGCCCCTTAGAACCTTTTATCCATTTTAAGTCTAATCCTAACTTTTTATCTAAAGGGAATAAAACTTCTCCTAAATAAGGAGGTCTATCCTTTTGCATTGTATTATAATAAACCCCTATCTCTTTAGCTTTAACTATATCGTATATACTCATATATCTTCTTCCTCCTAATTATATAAATTTTATCATCGGTAAAGCTGTTATTGCTGTTGAATCTGGTTGAGTTGGTATTTTAGATTTATCTATAAATCCATGTATAACTAAAGATCCAGTTTCATCACCATTTGTAACATCTACATCATATAAAACAACACCTTTTGCTGTTGCATTATTTTCAGGTAATATAGTCCCTGCTTTAACTATTTTCTTATTTCCTACTGTAGTTGCATTAGCTTGAGTTAATATAATAGATTCTGATACAAAATGGTCATATTTTAATATTTCTTTTGTGTTTGAGTATTTAGTAACTTTTATTTTTCCCATTATTTAACACCTCCAAAATAATTGTGTTGGTTAGATTGATTTGATTCTGTAGATTGCTTAGCTAACCTTTCTCCTAAGCTTTCTGTTGCACTTCCTGCTCCTGGATTTCTATTAAAGTTTCCTAGTCCACCTGTATTTTGAGGAGTAGTTTCCTTAAACATAGCTGCATACTTTTCTGATATAGAATCATATTGTTCATCTAATCCTTCTATAGTAACTCCATCATCACTAAGTGCAAGTTTTTCTTTATCAATTTTACTTTCAAGAAACTCTCTTACGCCTTCATCTTCTATATTTGAAAATTTAGAATTAACTGCAATCTTTACCTTATATTCTTTTTCTAAATTAGCCTCAAAAGCTGTAGCTTCATCTTTGGTCATTCCACCTTCATAACGTTCAGCTTGAGTTTTATATGTTTCTCGTTCTTTTTCTATTTTTTTCTTTTCTGCATTAACCTCATTAAATCTTGATTTAGGTATAAAATTGCCATCATCAACCATTATTTTTTTACCATCAAGCTTAGCTTCTACTTGAGAGAATAATTCTTCTCCTAATAATTGTTTTAAATCCATTACTTCACCCCTCCTATCTTAACTTTCCTAGCTTAACAACTATTTCATCACATACAATCGATATAATTGGTTTGTCATATGTTTCAATATTAATTGGAATCGAAATAGTATTTAAATTGTCCAAAGGCTCGGGATTAAGTTTTCTATCTTTCAACCCAGGAATATAAATTGCTCCATCTTTATACTTCATAATCACATATCCTCCATTTCGTTTTTAAAGTGTCACGGCACTATGAATTAAGCTTTATTTGTTCTTTTACGTCTGCAATAGAAGCTAAAAAAGCGAATAAAAAAAGAACTTATAAAAAGTCCTTACCGTATTCTTCAAACCATATATCCAATTTTGGATTATGCCAGCCATCTAACCAGTCTCTAAGTTCCTCTCCTATTTGGTCGAGTTCTTTTTCTAAAACTGGAATAATGGTACACATTCCGTTAGGATGATCTAAAGGAACATCATCTACTTTATAGACAACTCCATTTCTACTATTGCATAATTCACAAGTTCTATGACTCTTTGAAGTTAGCCACTTTATTCCAGTTACAAACGGATTTCTTTTACAACTTCTTTTTTGAGCTTGCTGAAAAGCGTGACTTGCAGCAGTCCTAGCTAATCTTTGAGCATTATAATCTACTGTTTTATTTGCATTAGGATATACTTTTGACCAATCCCAAGGTTTGCTAGACTTTGGTTTGACATATATCTCTAAGTCTTTAGCTATTTCATAAATTGATTTCTTATTTGCAATACCTTCAGCTATAACATAGTCTATATCTTTATTAAATTTCTTTGTATATTGCCAAATACGTTCAGATAATCCTTTACGGTCCTTATAAACTTCTCCAGATAATATTTCTTCCATAGCTTGCTTTGGTATTCTAGAGAACATTCCTGCAAAAGTATCTTTCATATCAAGGTTGTATTTATCATTAATAAGCATAAAAAAATCTAGCTGTACATTATTAGCTAGTTCACTTGATTTTTCTATGTTATTTTTAATGGTATTTTCAACTTTGTTATGAACTTCTTTTATTTCTTTAGCTAGTTCCTTTTGCAATTCTTTCAAATATCTTTCTGTTAAAGTACTTGAGCTGACTTTCTTAAGCTTTCTAGATAAGTCCTTATACATATCATTATATATTTGTTTTATCTGTTGCTCTTGATTCTTAGATAGCTTGATTTTCTTTTCTTGTGCTTCTTTGCATAGCATTAAATAATACTTACTATACATCTATAGTACCTTCAAACTGTGAATAGCTATCTTCCAATAACTGTTTTTCAAGTTGTATTTGCTTAAGCTCTTCATCTGCCACATCAGCAGGAACATTCTGCCACTTCTCTATATACTTTTTCCTGCTCATAACTTGGGCATTGACTTCTTTCATATCATTATCTTTTTCCTCATATTCATCACTTGGTAATGGATATTGATTTTGTACAGTTATTTCCATATCTTCGATATCTACATTAGGTAAATTACCTATTTTATATATTCTAGACATTTCTATAATAGCTTCAACCATCCATTCAAGCATAGGAATCCACGAGGTCATCTTCTCTTCTATACAGGATGTAAACTGTTGATATATAGCTTTTATAGCTTTACTACTTGTAAGAGCTTTTAAATCGTCTGTGTTAAGTTTAGGAATAGATAAGCTATTATACATATCAGTTAATATTCTATCTAATGCATTTTCTATTCTTTGATCATATCCAAAATCAGACCCTATAGTATTCACTTCTGCTTTATCTTCATCAGCATCTTTATCCTTTGATAAATTCCAAATAGCACCTGCTTTATATGAAATTTTAGGAGTACCATCTTCTTCCATAATATCGTCATCATCAACATTAAGCATATATATAATTCTATTCATACCTTTTATTATAGTATCTATATCTTCACTGGTAAGCTGGTTATATGCTTTCTGATTTTCAACTAAAGGCTTAACATCTGACTTACCTTTCGTATCTCCAGTTAAAGCATCATTCATTATTACATAGCATGGTATAAAAGTTAATTTAGTATTTTCATTATTTTTTATAATCTTTAATACATTACCCTTACCATCATATATAGCTTCATACACATAACAATATCCATCTTTTATATAATACTTTTGCTTCCAAAACCGTTGATTTTCTCTAATAACATTATCTTCTAGTTGATAGAAAAATATTATTTGCTCTAACTCTTTTACATTATCTAGTTTAGGAACAAATACAAATTCTAATGATGGAATAAAAGCTATCTCTATTTTTTTAGTTTCTTTATTCGCCACTAGTTTAAGAGCAATCCTTTTGCCTATTAGAAAGTCCTTAGTAGCCTTTATAATGTCATTATTAAATAAATTCTTTTTAAGAGTTCTTTTAAGATATTTATTTAATTTTTTCTCTGCTTCTTCATTGCCTTCAACATCAATATTAAAATATGGAGGTTTTGAAAACATAAATCTAGCTTCTTCATCAATTAACTTTTTGATATAGTTAGTTTTCTTTTCTGTAGCCACATAATCAGTCGTGCTTTTAATCCAATCAAGTTCTTCACCTTCATACTGCTTATAGTAGTTTATTATTTCTTTCATTTCCTCAAGCCTATCCTTAGGAAATAAACCGTGTAACTCCATTTTTATAATGTTATTTACAGCTACTGCATCCATGTTAACACCTCCTATCTTTTTAATGTCTTTTTACCATTACCTCTATTTTTTACTATTGTATTGCAATAGTATCTAATTTGGTCCATAGCATGGTCGTGCTCTTTAACTGGTTTATCTTCACCTTTTTTACAAGCTTCATCATCCCAGATATAAGAGCTAAACTCTTTAAAAGTATCATAGCAACTTTCATCAAAGAATATTTTTAATTCAGTTAATAAACTAGCTACTAATCTTATTCCATCAAGTACACTGTTTTTAGCTTTAATAACTTTAAATCCATCTTTTATTAATTGCGCTTTAAATGATGCTGCCGATGGATCCAGTATTACATATTTAATTTTATAATCTTTAGTAAATTCTTTTAAATCCTTCGAATACTCTAAATCTGTCTTTTGAACTCCTGTAGTCCTTCCAGAGTAATAATACTCTTTAATCATTATGTGTTTATTATCAAATGTCTTTCCCCATAATCCAAATGATGTAGGATTTTGAGTACCATAGTCACAGGATACATAATATTCTTTATATTTGTAATCAGAAGCTTTAACAACGTGCTTCTCTTTATCAAACATAGAGTATATAATACCTTCTGCTACTACCCAAAGTCCCAAAATATATCTTTGATAGAATATACCAGAATACATACCTGCATATCTCTTTTTAATCTTTTCTGACAATGAAAGATTATCATTCATTGTAAAATGCAAATATAATATATTCTTTTCTTCTTGTTTATCTATCCAGTTAGCTTTAAACCAGTGATAAGGTCCATCTGGGTTGCAGTTAAACCAGAACTTTGAACCATCAACAGAACAACGACCTGTAGCTTGATTGACAAATGATTCAGGCATTAATGCAACTTCATCAAAGAAACAACCAGCTAATGTTATACCTTGGATTAGGTCTTGTGATCTTTCATCTTTTCCTCCAAAAATATAAAAATAGTTAGTAATTTCGCCTTTACTAACTATCATAAGATTATCTGCTCTTTTATCTTCAACTTTATATTTTCTAGCTTTAAGCATTAACTTTAACCAAAATAAAACATTACGTCTAAATGATCCTATAGTCTTCCCACACATACCAAAGCTTTGACCATTAAAATTGCTCATAGCCCAAACTACATATGATAAAGACATAGATATTGTTTTACCGCTTCTTATAGCTCCATCAGCTATAATTCCATCTTTATCACTTACTGGACTATTTGGAAGCCACCACGTTAAAACTTTCTTTTGTTTCTTAGAAAATGGACTGAATTTTATAGTAGCTTTCTTTACTGTGCCAGCTCCTCTGCATGATTTCATTTTAGATACTTTTTCTTTAAGTTTATTTATTCTATCCTTAATCATCCCAAGCATCACCTACTTGAGATTCTAAAGCACCTATAAATCCATCATCTTCAACCTCATCTTCTTGTCCACCTTGTTTCATTATTTCAAGTTCAAGCTTCATAACTGTTAATTCTAATTTCTGTTCATCTAGTTCAAACTTATGTAATGAATCTATAGCCTTTTGCTTTTTATCTTGAACTCTAGTTAAGGCTTCTTCTATACTTTGTATTTGTCCTAAAGTAGCTTCATATTCATTTAGCTCGGTGTCCATACCTTTTTCAACACCACTTTTAGTTGAAACTAATGTCATTTCCTTTTCTTTTAAGAGCTCTATTCTTTTTAACATTCTTCGTTCTCTAACTGTAAGAAGCTGAATCTCTTGATCTAATAACTTCTTTTTTTCAATTTCTATATTTCTTATTAGATTAAGTTCATCCTCTTCTAATGTATCAAAGAATATAGTTTCAAACTCTCCTGTTTTAACCGCATGTTTATTCCCAGGAGGCCCCGTAGCATTTTTATTTCCTAGCTGACCACCTTTTTTCTTTTTAGAACGTTCTTTATTATTATGGAACGTTCCATTTAATTGAGACTCCCAACTATCTTTATTCTTCCATCCTCTAACTGTCCCTGGTGATATACCTAAAATGCTAGCAATCTCAACTAAATCAATATTTCCACTGTGTTCTTTATATATCTCATATGCTTTAGCTCTATTCGGACTTCTTACACGAGCCATATCACCACCTCACTTATTCGTCGTTTTGGAAAATAAAAAAGAACCCTTAAAGAAGAGCTCTTATAAAAAATCAAAATCACAGTCGGTATTGCTAATTTCTCTCTCTATTTCTTTTTTCAAATCAATACACTTTTGATAATTTAAAATAGGTATTGTATTTAATTCTTTAGCATATAGACAATTTGAATGTTTATAATAATTATTAACTTCACTAAATACTTCCAATCTATTTAACCCATTTTTTGGATCATCGTATGTATTTTTATCTATAATATAAAGACCCTCTTCTAATTTATTATGTAAATCAAATATCGGCATTAAATCATATTTATTTATTATAATCTCTGATTTTTTATGATTCAATAATCTAATTAATGTTGATATTTTAGACTCTTCAGAAACTCTAATTCCAATTCCATCACTCATATTTATATATGTTTTATTATATACGTTAGAATTTTCTTTAAAAAAATATTTAAATCTATTTCTCGAATCATTTTCATTTTTTAAATCATTTATTTTTTCTTTTTCTAAAATTTTAATTTCAATCAATTTATTTACAAACATCATATTCTTCCTAAATAAAATTTCTTCTTCATCATAATTTTTATATATCTCAGAGGTATAAGTAGTATTAATAAATTTTTCAAAATCCTGTAAAATTGGAAGTATTATATATTGCGTAAAACTTGTGTAATCCATATCATAATAAAAATCTAATACACTATAATATTTATCTATTTTCCCCTCATTAGATATTATATTTAATATTTTTTCTAAATTTGATTTTGAGTCTAACCAAATATAGCTAGCTGCAAAATAATCTTGAAAAGATTTATGTACCCACCTATATTGATTTCCTTCTTTTATAAATATAGGTACTGAATGAGTTAAATCATATATAAGATCAGATGGTTTAAATTCTATTCCTATTATATTTTCTTTTGCATTGTCTATAATACTTATTAACGTTTCTCTTTGATAGTTAACTCCTTTTGATACTGTATTAAATGCAATATATCTCACTATCTTATGAAAATCTACTATATCTAGCTCACTTTTCTTATAATGTACATATGCTCCACCTTTAGACATATCATGAGCTTCAAATAACGCATCATATACTTGTCTATAGAATATATGTTTTTTATATGGAATTGTCTTTTTATATTCAAATGCTTTATACAATAGCGATACCATTAAAGGATTATCTAAAAATTCATTTATTAGTCTAAGATTATCTTCTGTCTTTAACTTATCTACTAATTCTTTAGATAAATCCCCATTATTGTCATATTTATAAATTAAATTATACACTTCTTCTTCTTCTAATCTTTTTACATCAAATCTTTGAAAATCACCAAAAGAATTTAATTCATTCTCGTCTCTTGAAGATATTATAAATGAATTATTTCCTGATTTAGATATAAATTCTTGTATATTATCTGTTACAACACTCTTCGACTCATTACTTATTTCATCATATCCATCAAAGAAAAATATAAAATCACCTCTTTCAATTAATTTTATTATTTCTTCTTCCTTAAAGTGTTCTCTTATTCCATTAATTTCATTCCTTATAAAGTTTATTATAGATGTTTCTTTATTTAATTTACGGAGCTCTATTAATATAGGAATTCCTTTATTTTCCCTTATTGAATTTAAATATAAATATTTCATTATAGTAGATTTTCCCATACCTGCACTATCCACTAATAATATTTTTTTATACGTTGGTATAAATTCATCTCTATATTTATTTATGTATATATCTATAAATTTATCACTATGCCCATCTATTGACCCTGACTTTTTAACAGTTAACGGTATATATAAATCATCAACTGTTTTCTGTTGATTCCTAAATACAATTGTATTCATATATAAATTCTTTTTATAGCTTCTTTCTATATATTCAGTGAAGTCATGAGTTATTGACTCTATCTCATCTTTCTTAAATTTATCTTTGATTTCTTCTAGTTTAGGTTTTACATATACAGTTACTATCGCTTTTGAAAATTCATTAATTCCTGCACTCACTCCTAAGCTAATTCCTGCTTTAATTATTTCTCCTTGTAAATTCATTAAATGCCTCCATAAAATTATTAATTGTTTTTTATTTCGACATATTATTGCTTTTTCCTTCTTTTTTCCAGTAAATTATAAAATTTAATGTTTTTATCATTTATCTATTAACATTTCTCAATCCACTCGAAACTCATTAATTATCTTAATCACTTCATCAACATCTTTCCACTTTTTCATATATTCACCCTTTTATACAAAATAAAAAAGCCAGGTGAGAAAGTCCTGACTTTTTTCAAATGGATAAGTTATTGTTACTAACTAATAAATGTAAGTAGTTTATACTCCGTACCTCTACAGAGTGGCCTTTGGTATCAGAACCGTAAAGTTATATTCTTTGGTGAGAACAACAAGTTTTGAACTTGTAACTGATACATAAAGGGATCTGTTTTTCCACTTAAACTACATCCTCACGTTGCTAGGGTAAGGGGAATACCCTAGCCATATATTTATATCAAAAGGGGTATTAGGGAATAAAGAAACTAGGTTGTCCCAAGTTCTCTATATTAATATATTAACACCCTTTAACCCCTAAAAAATCTCAAATACGTCTCAAAATCGTCTCATTTTTAAATATTATTTATTATCTTGACTAAGTCATTAACTATAGATTTTCCATATCTAGGTTTTAAGTAATAATATTTTTTACTTGATTTTCCACCTTTCTTTTTACCTATAGGATCTATACTATTACTTTTAAAATACTTAACTGCTTTTTGGTCTAATTGCCTATGATTACCTGTTCCCCATGCACATATAATAGGATATTTATTATCTATTATAGAGCTTGTGCCTAACCTATTATTATCAAATATTGAATGTATATAAGGGTAATCACTTAGTTTGCTTTTGAACTCATCCATATCTAATTTAAATTGCTTAGATGATGCCTCTCTTAAATCTGATAAGTTAACTATATTTACAGTATCCCAGCCTACACTATCCATAATTTCCATTACATAGAATTGAACATTATCTGGTTTTGTACATTCTAAATTTAATGGAATTTCATTTTCCTTCACATAATTAAAATCATATGTAGGTATATTATCTTCTTTATTTTTATCAATTAATTCAGAACTACCTGGGTTCATCATGATAAAAGTAGCTCTTTGTCCTTTATTACCAATTTTTTTTCTTTTGATTTGTAAAAAATTTCTACATCCAAATGTACTATTATCTGGCATTTTAAAATTATAAAAATTTCCTTTTACCTCGAATTTACTTTCATAGTTTGAACTATTATACTTAGTCATATCTAATCCCCTCCATAAAGTTTTATAATTAAATTTTATCACATATTCTATTATTATTTTATTAATCTTGTATCTAATAATAGCAATCCTTCTTCAATTATTTTAGGATATAGCATACTTATGATTTTGTGAACTATTTTATCTCTAGTTCTATATCCATGACTTCTATCAATATGTAACTTTAAAGAAACATTAGGTATCGTAGTTTTAAATTTACTACAATATAGCATCTTAAAAAATGTAGTTTCAAATTCATCCAATGCAGTTAAAGCATTTTCTATTTTCCTTTTCTCTATCTCTTTTTTAACCTTAAGATGATTTAACCTCATTAATTCTTTTTCTCTTTTAACAACTTCATTTTCAACAGTTCTATTAATGTTATAAGTTACACCTGTCCTTTCCCCATACTCTATAGCTCTACATCCTAAAAACTCATTTTGAACATTTTCTATTTCAAGTTCTATAGATTTGATTTCTATATCTAAATTTTTGTAACTGTATAATCTTCCTTCAACTTTTTTAAATAACTCTTTTTTATCCATAATAATCCCCCTTATCATCTATGCTAAAGCTTCTATTGTAACTTCTACTCTAGGTTTATCTGCAAAGTGCTTAGAAGCTACTAGCTCAACTATTTGAGTATCATCCTTGTAAGCAACTTCATTTAAGGCATCACAAATTACTTTTATAACATTGTCTGCATCAGGCTTTATATTGTGAGGTCTAATTTCTCCATTTAACTTAGCCTGTTTTTTCTTTTTACTATCACTTTTAGCTATTGGATAAAAACAATTTATAGCTATTTTTATAGGACCTTCAAAATATGTTTTGACCTGCGTTCTATACAATAACTTAATATAATTTTCATAAATAACAGTTTGTTCTGGTGTTTTTATTCTTCCATAACTTAATCTCGGTCTTCCTTTACCTTGTGGTTTCCCATCTATTATAAAATTAGCTTTCATTCTCAATCTCCTAAAATAAATTTTCTAATCTTTAGATTTTTCAATAATTTTTATTTTCTTATAAAAAATAGTATAATTTTACCAAATCAACATTTGGAGGTATTTATGACGTTTTTATTTTTAGCTTTTTTATTTTTTACAGCTCTGATTTATTTATCTGTTTTCATAGATAGATTCATTCTTTGTAAAAAGGGATTTAAATCTTTTTTAGAATTTGCGAGACTATCTATAGCTTTACTATTTAGTTTAATTCCTTTTTTAGCAAAGCTAATTATGACTTTTCCATTTCTTACAAAGAGATCTTTATTATTAGTTTTATTTTTATATCATTTAACGGCATTTTTTATGATTAATTTTATAGTTATTACTCTAGTTTCTTTCGTTTTCTATTTAGATTATCTTTTAAATACTTACTTAAAAGAATTTAAATTTCACATATTTACTTGTAACTATATTTCTCATAAAAATTTGCTTAATAATAAAAGGTTCCTTATTTTATCTCTTGGTATTTCTTATATCTTAAGTACCTTAATAATTTTATTTCCATTACCTGATTTAATTCTTTCTATGACAGATCATACAAAAAATTCAATAAACTTAGCTAATTCTCAAATTGAAACTTATCAAAAGTTTTTTGTATTTTCCTCTGTTCCTATAGTGTTTTCTTTAATGAAAAACAAATGACTTTCATTTAGTTATCATTATCAATATATCAAGACAGATATACTGATAATGATATTAATTTCATTCTTATTTCTTGGTCATACAGCCACATTTAGCGCATTGATAATACGCTATTCCTCTAACTTCTATCACCATAAATTTCTCCGAACAATGATGACAAGTTCTTTTAGTTACCAACTGTAATATGTGAGCCATTATATCATCAGCCCTAACTTAGTATATATTTCAACTAAATCCTCACCCTTAAGCAACTTCTTAATGTCATTAGAAGTTATAGTTCTTCTAGCTCCAGTTTCCGTTCTTTCCTTATTTATAACATCTATTCTAAATGCTATATCTATCTTTTCTTTAACTTGTCTTTGCATTTCCGTAGCTAATTCTACTTTTTTATACAGTTTCATATTAAAAGCTCTTATATCCTTGATTTGCTGGTCTCTTTCCTGGATGCACCATTCCATTCCCTTAATTTGATTATTTCTTCTCTCCAGTTCAAACTTCAATCTTTCAATTTCCTTACTCTGATCCTTTTCTCTAACTTCTGATAGATTAAGCTTTTGCTTTAAATCTAAAACTTTATTATCCGATGCATATTTAGTCGCTTCTAAAACTTTTATATCCTTAACTAACTCACGAGTTTCCTTCTCATAAGTACTTCTTAAAACAAATGGTAATTTTATTTTCATCTTTAGCTCCCCCAATTAATTTATATTTCAATGTAAAATCTATTTACAAGATAATCTCCATACTCTTTACCTTCTTGGTATACTTCTTCTTTTTCAAATGTATTAAAGTGTTTGTACTTTTTATTAAGCTGTAACTCATGTTTAGCTATAATGACGTTATAGTTATCAGTTACAAACTTTTCTACTACTCTGTTATGGGTATTTATAAATGATGAATCTATAAGATTCTTTAATGTAACTACAAGTTTGCAACTAGCTCTTTTTACTTCTTTATTGATTTGCATTTATTTAGCTCCTTTCTCTGTTCTATTACTACATATCTATCTAAGATTTCACTTAATCTAATAGTTATAGGTGTATGTCCAAATTCTTCATATAGCTCCCCTAAAGCTTGTTTTAATGCTTCCATGCTATACCCCCTTATTCTTCTTTTCCTTTGATTCCCCAGGCACTCATTATCTTGTCTGCACTTATTGGATACTTTATTTCTCCATCAATTTCAGTTCCACATATGCACTGTGCTAATGCCATATAATTTGGATATGTTTTATAGTCACTCGGTTTAAAAAATGTCTCTTTTACACTTGGTATGATAACTTCTTTTTTCATATCATCAGCTCCCCATAAATTTAGGATTTGAATAATTGATTCCCATTTTCTCAAAATAAGCTTCTTTAATTTCTTCCATATCAAATCCTAGTGAATATACAAGCTCTACATATTTGGTTATCAAAGTGTCTAGCTTATGCTTACCAAACATCTTCCTCCATGGTAATGTAGTTATTTTATAAGCTATATAAATAAACTGTTTTTCTAAACTTGTTGTTTGAGTTTCCTCAACTGTAACAACTAAATCTACATCTAATTCATTTGCTAAGTTACCTAAATGACTTAACAAGTCCGCTAATTCCTCTTTTAATCTATCTTGATTAACTGGTGATCTATCCCACCACTTGTGTATCTTAGTTTCATTTAGTACTTCTACTAGTTCACTCAACAGAGCTAATGTAAGCCACATAGGAACTTCAAATTTGCTTTCTTGATAATTTATACCTTTAATGCTTTTTAGATGCTTTAAAAAGCTTTTTTGTTCTTTTTTTATATAATTTAAATCTATAAATTTACTCATGTTTTTCATTCCCCACTTTGTACTCAATTTTATATCTTTTTCTAAATAACCTTTTAGCTGCTATGGCTCTGTTGATATTATTTCTACTAGCATTTAAGTAATCACACGTCTTATTAACACTTTCAAACTCTATGATTTCATCCTTTAACATATCTGTAACCATTACAGGTTTTCTTTCAACTGATCTTATAGGTTCTAAAGCTTGTATTCTATATCTCTTTCTAAATAGTCTATTATGCTTTATATAAGTCGTTATATCTGCCCTTCTCATATTTAAAAATTCGCAACAATCACTTAATTTATCAAATTCAATTTCTTTATTTTCAACCTCATCTAAAACTTTTACTTTATAATTATGATTTTGCTTAGGTTTGACTTTTCTATAATCTCCTCCCTCAGGATCTTTAGAATCATCAAGAGCTATATATTTAACAGCTTTTCCTATACTTAAACTTGGATCTAATATGCAAGCCAGTAATGCCATATAATTATCAGTTAAGTCAAAATCACATGTGTTTGTATAATTCATTTTCATTTCCCCCTTTAACAGGAGGGGTTAACCCTCCTTAATTAAATTTTCCCTTTTGACTCTCTTGAAGTATTTTTTCTAATTCATCAGAGCTATACTTATTGAAAGTTTGATTTATATTATGAAATCTAGTTTTTACACTAGGTATAGAATTTTTATTTTTGCCAATAATAGGTTTATAATCCTCATGAATGGCTTTAATTAGATAGCCAACGATGTTTTTAACATCTGGTGCATTTTTTACTAGTTCAAGCTTTTCTCTCAAATAACTAATTTCCCTTTCAGTAGCTAAAAATGCATTAGCTACTTTTTTTATGTCTTCATCTTCTAACAAGAAGTATTTATTAATTTCATCAACAACCTCAACCAATATCTTCTTTACTTCTTCTTTTTCTTTTTGTTGTTGTTTTTCTTTTTGTTTTTCTTTTTGTTTTTCTTTTTGTTTTTGCCCACCGTCCGTTATACGGCTCGTGTTATCTGTGGATAACTCATAAGCATCCAAGAATAAATTTCTTATTTTTTCTTTGCTTATTCCTGATAGCATATACATTATAAAGCTCTTATCTTTTACTTTTTTTAATTCAGATTCTATGCAATCAAGCACTGGTTTACTATGATTGTCTAAGTTATACTTAGCCCAGTTTAATATACATATTTCTCTAGTTTTTAAATTGTATTTTATTATTCTATGGTGATTTTCAAATCTATCCATAAGAGCATTTACACTTTCTAAAGAGTATCCAAGTTCAAATGCCATTTGTTTTTTAGTTATCTGATATATTCCTATTTGAGTTGTCTTAGGATTAGTTAACAAGTATAAGTAAAATAATTTATCCTCTGGTGTCATTTCTTCTATCACTCTTGGATCTTCCCAAAACTCAGTTTGAACTGACCTATATTTTGCCATTTATCTCACCTTCTTTATGATTATCTTTAGTCCTAGAAGTAAGAGTAGATAATAAACTCCTACTTCTTTCATAAAATCCACTATTTTAAATCTATAGATGCTTGTCCGTCTTCTTCCTCTTTCACCTCAAAGTTAGCTTCTATAGGCTCCGTTTCATCAGCTACTAAACTCATATCTTCATCTATCTTTGTCTTAACTGTTTCATCTGAACTAACTGCTCTTTGCATTTCTATGCTTAATGGAGCATATTTTAAAAGTTGTTTTATAACTGTTTTCTTTGCCATTGCATCAAAATCAGTTTGCCAAGGTCCATTATTAAATGTTTTACTCTTGTTCTTAGCATGAGTTAAGATTTCATCCTTTGTCATGAATATAAAGCTATGACCTCCAGTGTCTAGGTGGTAAACTGCATAGTATCCTATGACTTCTCCCCTATCACCTTTTAGTACTGGTTCATGTATTAAGTCTTGATGTAAACCATACTTAACCTCAAACTTGTCATTTTCTCTTACTTCATGTGCATATAAAGTTTTTATCTTCCCACTTCTTAATGCTAATTCTAGTAATCCTTTATATCCAACTTGGAATTGAACCTTATTTCCATATGGTATCAAGTAAGCTTGTCCTAAGGGTGTATTTGGCTCTAATCCTAATTGTGCTGAATCCATCATTGCAGCTAAGAAACTCATAGGCTCACAATTTAAGAATTTAGGATTACTTCCAAATGCAGTTAATGCTACCCTTTGGAATCTCTCACTTGACATATGTTCTGGTAAAGCTTTCTTTATTTGACCTGCCATTTGTGTCATTAATTGCTCCATTGCTTTATTTGGGCTAACTTTCTTCGCTACTGTAGACCCTGTTGCTTTATTTGCTAATTTATTTTTTAAATCACTCATTTCATCTACCATCCTTTTCTAATTTATTTTCCTATTCTAAAAGTTCTTGAAGTACTTGTTTTAGTATATTGTGCTGCTATATCTGGCATTTCAGATTTAAGTTTTTTACTATCTATTGAATTTCTATTTGAAGTTTTCCAAGTTATTTTTCTATCACCTATTTTTGCAACTTCAAAATCTTCCATATGAAGTTGTATTTCCTGTTCTATCAATTTCTTTTCAGTTTCTAAGGCTTTTATATCTGTGACTATCTCGTCATATCTTAAAAGCTTTTGAGGACCATCTTTTAATAAATGAAGTTCTATTTCTTGTCCATTTGACTTTTTATACTTTTCTTTTAAATATTCGGAGTAAGCATCTGATCCATCTGGTAAAGGAACTATGTCTTTTAATATGTTCTCTTCCCAAAACTCTTTTTCTATTTGCATAAGATAGTCTATTGTTTCTTGATCTCTTTCTATCTTGTGCCATATAAAATCACTATTTCCTATTAAAGCTGCTATATAGCAATGTGTTGCTCCTGTTATGGCCATATAGTGTAAACACTGTATTTCATAATGTGGGGGTACTCCATCTTGCCATTCTTTAAGTGCAAATGAATTAGTTGTCTTACATTCTAAGAATGCTTTTTCTCCTACTATAGCTCTATCTATGTTAGCTAGTGCAAATGGATATTTTTCATTTTTAAGTATTCCATTTACATTTCTTACTTTTAATCCAGTTTCTTCTGTAAATAGATCAGCTACTAACCCTTCTAACCTGTTACCTAGTTCCATTCTTAATGATTTAATTTCTTGTGGATTTTCTTCTTTCTTATCCATATACAGTTGGATTGAGCTTTTCCAAGGATTTAATCCTGCTATTGCATATGCATCACTTCCACCTATTCCTGCTTGTCTACTTTTTAGCCATTCTTCTTTTGACATTGTTTTTGTATCAGCTATAACCTTTGCATCTAGATATTTTCTAAACTTTTCATTTTGAGATAGTATTGCAACTTCATTCATAATATGTTATCCTCCTAGTAATTCTTTTTATTGCCAAGGACCTATTCCATAAGTGTCGCAGCTTATTGGTTCTTGGTATATTTGTAATGCTTGAAATTCTTCATCATTGACAGTTTCTTCAAATTCCTCAAGTTCTTCATCTAGTATAAGTATTTGATTTTTCAACTCTTCAAAATCTACTTCTACATCATCTAAATCTTCTAATTTAGAAGTTCCTTTTATAGTGTTTTCTAGATTTTTAGTTTCTTTTTTTATATTTAACATAGTTTTTCTAAGTTCTTTTACTAACTCTATATAGCTCATTTTCAGGACCTACTTTCTTTCTAATCTCATTCCTGCAAATTTACCATCTGCATAAATCAGAACCCAATTTTTCTTAGTGTAAAGTTCTATGCAATCTCCTATTGTCAGTTCTAATAAACTCTTTTTCATATTCATTTGTTATCCCCCTTTTTAAAATCTACCGCCATTTCGAACCCATTTTTCATAACTTAATCTATCTAATCTATACTCTCTACCCACTCTAGTAGTACAAAATAAATCATTTTCATCAGCATGTTTAGCTAACATTCTTACATACTTTTCAGATGCCTGGATATACTCCGCAAACTGTTTTATATTCATGTACTCCCTTGGTGCATAATCCTTATCATCCCTAAACATTTTCATAACTTCTACAATATCCTCTCTTTCTGCTATTCCTAGTAAAAGCGAATCCATATCTATATTTCTTACTACTAATTTCTGCATTTCTGATGCCATTTCTAATCCCTCCTACGCAAATTCCACTTGACTATTTATCATACTTATTTGTTCATTTAATGATATTGTTAAGTTATATCTCTCAACTATATCAAGAGCTTCATTTAAATATCGTCTCTTTATAGCTTTATAACTTTTAACATCAAACTCTCTTTTTAATTGTCTATGTATATCACTATATACTTTTGCTCTTACTGACTTATTGTTATATGCTTTGCTTCCATGTCCACCAAGCACCCTAGTTCCTATTCTTTTAACTGCTTTTGATATTTCTTCACATTCAACTGTAAAAAGTGGTAGGTCCTCTTTAAAATCTTTTAAATCTTCTTTTATTTCCTCTATCTTTTGATCTTGCTCTTCTAAAGCTTTATATTGTAGTTTCAATAACTGCATAGGGCTTAATATTTTAGATGGTTGCTTTAATCTATTTTCTAATCCTTCTATATACTGTTGAGTTTTATATCTAACTAATGCACTTTCTTTATTTAACATCTGCATTATTCCTGCTTTGTTCATTTTGTAGCATGGTCGTTCTTCTCCTTTAGCATCTATATAACTAACCGCCGTAAAATTTCGGTCGTTTATTATTCCTAACTTCTCAAGTGCTTCAAGTTCCTTTCTTATACTTCTCATAAAGTCATCATGTCTTTTAACTACTTCATTACCTTCTTCTTTTCTAAAGTCGTTTATTAACTCTACAACTTCTAAACTTGTCATTGTTAATATTTCAGTTTTAGCTATTGTTAAACTTGTCATTTATTTCATCCTCCTATTTTGAATTTTGATTTGTAAATTGGTTAAGCTATTTTAACAAAACGTTTAATTATTAGTTAAAAAAATTTCATCCAATGTAACTTTTAATAGTTTCGAAACTTTACAAGCTATTTCAACTGGTAGCTTTCTTCTTCCTTTTTCATAAAGATTGTATCTTTGTGGAGTTATATCTAGCTTTTTAGCTAATTCTGTTTGTGATAAATTATGTTTTTTTCTTATTGTAGCTAATTGATTCATTTTGTTATCACCTCAATTCTAGTGATTTATTTTAACGTTTTGTTAATCTTTATATTTTCATTATATTTTAACATTTTGTTAATGTCAATATTATATTTAACAAAACGTTAAAAAATATGCAAAAAGTTTTTGTCAATGTTAAAATAATTATAAACAATTTGTTAAAAGGAGGTATTTCCTTGACGTTTGGAGAAAGATTGAAAAACTTAAGAGAATCGGAAGGTTTAAAACAAACAGAATTAGCTGAAAAATTAAACCTAACAAGCGCAGCTCTCTCTCAATATGAAAAAGGTGTGAGAGAACCTAACAGCGAAATGTTAAAAAAAATAGCAGATTACTTTGATGTTAGTACAGATTTTTTATTAGGAAGAATAAATGAAAGAAATATAAACAAAGAAAAAGCAAAACTTGATTCAAGTATAAAAACAATAGCTGCACATAGATTAGGCGATGTGGAAGATTTAAACGATGATGCTATCGAAAAAATAAATGAATATATAGAGTTTATTAGAATGCAACAAAATAAAAATAAATAAACTATCGAGCAGTTATTCTGCTCTTTTTTATACACTTCAGCAGAACATATGTTCTTAGTAATTTGGGGGTTATTATGACAAAATTAGAAAAATTGTTTAATTTAGCTGAAAAAAATGGAATAGAAATACATTATAAAGATTTGAAAAGTTTGGGTTTTCTGGGATTATATATAGAATGTTATGAATCTCCTTCTATGATACTATTAGATGATTCGCTAAAAACAAATTATAAAAAAATATATAAAGTACTTTTAGAAGAGTTGGGCCATCACTATACAAGTTCTGGAGATTATATTAGCTGTGTGGATACATACTTAGATAAACTTAAAATTAATAAATGTGAAATAAAAGCTGAACGTTGGCTTTGTCATTACTTAATATCAACTAATGATTTAATAGATGCTGTAAATAAATATCCTACATCTATAGAAGATATATGCGATCATCTAAATATTGATATTGAAATGCTAATGAATAAGCTTAAATTTTTGTCTTTAGAAAATAAATATTTAAATTTAAGTAATGGTAATTTTTTAGTTTTGACCAATTTACCCAATCTTTATATAAGTGATGGATCATTTTGTAATGTTTAATCAAACTTTAATTTTATAAATTAATAAAAAGAAAGGAAAATGACATTATGGATAAAAAACGAGCTTTCATAAGAAATAGATATGATAAATATTATGTATATGTTGAGTATACTGATTTTAATACAGGGAAAAGAAAGCAAAAAAACTATGGTAGCTTTGATAAAAAGAAAGATGCCGAAAAAGCTTTAATTGATATTAAAAGTTCAATAAATAATGATAAGTTTCAAACTCCGTCTAGTATAACTTTCGTCGATAGGTGTTGGGAGTATTACAATAACGATGCTAAAGAATTTTCACCAACAACTTTAAAGAGATCTAAGACTGTTATAAATAAACATATAGCAGGATTTTTTAAAGATATAAAGCTATCGGATATTAATGTTAGTATCTATCAGAAGTTTGTGAACCATATGTATACTAAAGAATTAAAAGTTAGTACTATAAAAGAAATTCTAAATAAATCAGATGCTGTACTGCATGAGTGCTATAGATTACGAGAAGTTCGTGAAAATATACCTGATTTTATTACATTACCTAAAAAACGTGATACTGGTAGTAAATCGGTATATACTATTGAAGAATCAAAAAAAATTCTTTCAAAATCATTATATATTGATACATTGACAATACCTATGCACTTATTCTTATTAGGTGGTTTAAGGTTTGGAGAAATGGCTGGACTTCTTTGGGAAGATGTAGACTTTGAAACTAATACTTTAAAGATACGACATAACTTAATTTATGTTAATGGCAAGTACTATTTAAGACAAACTAAAACAGACGGCAGTACAAGAGAAATTTCCGTTCCTGATCAAGTTATAAAATTATTAAAATCAGAAAAAATTAGACAAAATAAATTAAAAGTACAAGGATTATTAAAAAATGAATATGATGTTGTTTGTATAAATAGTTTAAATAGATATTGGAATAATAGTTCTTTTACAGATGCATACAAGAAGTTTTTAAATAGCATAGAAGTTAGATATATTAATATACATTCATTACGACATGCTCATGCTACAATTTTAATTTTAGCTGGAACAGATATGAAAACTGTAAGTGAAAGATTAGGCCACACGGATATAAAAATGACTATGAATACCTATAGCCATGTGCTAAAAGAAATGGATAAAACGGCATCAGATAACATAGAAAAAGTACTTTTATAAACTGAAATCTTGGTCAGTAAGGAGTCAGTAAATAGTCAGTAAATCTAAAAAAATATATTTAGTCAGTAAAATTTCAGTTAAATTTATTCCATTTTATTCCTAAATATATAGTTGAACATGAGTATTTAAGCTATATGGGAATTTATGTTAAATTTCTTAGCTACTTCTCGAACAAGTCCTAGTTAGTTATTAACTATCTAGATTTTTCAACATTTTGTAATTATTTTTTAAATTTTATCTAGTCTTTCAAAGTTATCCACAACTAGACTAACAAAATTTATTTTACAATAAATAATTGTTTATTTCAATATTTAGATTACGCAAAAGACTAAAACCTAAAGTTTAATATTTTTTAAGATAAATTAGTTTTATATAATGGAATTAATCTTTTAGTATGCTGTAGGTAATTTCTCTCTTACTTTTTCAAACGGCTTATATAAATTGATCCACTTATAAATGTTCTTAGTATTATTCATAGATCGCAAAGCATGACTTATTCCATCTGCAATATTAATTTGTAACCATAATTCTTCCTCCCTTTAATAAGTTTTTCAATAAAAAAGTACTTACGTGTTAAGTAAGTACTTTTTATTATATTCCTAGTATCATTTTTTTCTTTTTTTCAAACTCTTCTTGAGTTATTATTCCATCATCTAATAAATTCTTAAATTTTAGAATTTCATCAGCATCAGAAGATGTATTTTTAACTTCATTTTTAGGTTTGTCATTATCTTCAACAATAATAGATAATACAGATAAAATATCTTGAGCCAATTTATATGATTTTTTATATATACTGGAATTTGTTGGTGTTTTTATTTTTATCAACGAAATATATACATTAGGATTGTTTATATCATTTAAGGTTATTTTTATCTTTAGTGAATTAACTATAGAGTTTGTTTTTCTATTACCAGTAACGCCACCAACTATAGCTCCTACTCCACCTAATAAAACACCACCAGCAACAGCTCTTCCTAATCCGCCCTTTGTTATAGATTCTCCATCTTCTAATAATTCAAATTCAATAATATCCTTATAATTATAAACTTTTGGATTTACTTTTGTTCCAGCAAATCCATCTGGTATAAGCCATTGTTTTTTATTATCATCAAATTCAATATAATTACCTATTTTTTTTGTTGGGTTAAAACTTTCAACACACTCTCTATTCTGTGTAGTTTTGTTTACTAAATCAATTGCTTCGCTAACTGTAACAGTTTTTAATGGCTTTTTTGTAGGAAATAAACCACTATCTTTTAAACATTTTAAACATATGTATCCATCAGATAATTTTACTTTTGTTAATTCATCTTTACATATAGAACAAGTTTCTTTTTTTGAAAATAACCCCATATATAAGCCTCCCTTTAATCTAAGATGTCTATCTTATAATATTATAAATTGGAAAATTTTTCAAGTAATGAAATAATACATTCTGTTTAAGTCTGATTGTAAATTTTAATTTCCTTTTAAATCTTTTGAAAAACAAAAAAAGACTAGGATTATTCCTAGTCATGCATACTCTAATCAATCTCAAGAGTTCCTTTTTCAATACTTTTATACGGATTTGTATCAGATAATTCATATGTATATTTACCAGATTCATTAAATATATCTAATGTATATTTAGAATCTTGATGCATTTCAACTTCATTAGTTACTTTTTTCCCTGGTTCATAAATATATATTATAGCACTATCAATCTCTTTATCATAACTATCTACGAAAGTTTTTGCAATCTCTTTTGCATTTATATTTTTAGGTTCACTTATTACAACTCGTGGCCACTCTCCATTTTGACCTTTAATTTTCTCAGCTAATACAGAATAACTATTTTCAAATTTTGGTTTATTACTATTTGATGTATTATATTTATCTGTATTTGAATTACATCCTACTAAAACTAAACTTATAGCAGTTATAATTAATCCTAATTTCACTTTATTTTTCATTTAAGCCTCCAATAATTTATGTCCTTTAATATTTCTATTGTTCATATAAAAACTTCATTAATACAATTCATAAGCATCATATTATATTTCTTTTGTCAAAAATATAAAAATTTATAGATACCTTTTAATAAATATAATTTTTTTTAACTAAATTTTATTATACTATTGTTTATAATTGACCTTCATAATCTTCTGTGTGAAAACATTTCTGACCATATTCATTTAATACTGCACTACTTGCATTCATTGTTATCGATCCTAATCCTTCAAAGTTTACAGTTAAAGTATTCCAGCCATTTTTATCTAAAAGATCATCTGATATTCCCCCAAATCTAACTATAGCTACATCCTTTTCTGTTAACGGAGCTGGGTCAGCTAGCTTAACACTAACGGTGATATTTTCTCCATCAAAGTTTACATCATTAAGTTTATCCCCTGCTAAATTTTGTCTAACTAACCTTTTTATATTATCAGCAGTTAGGTCACTTGGTGTGCTAGAATCTGATGATTTTTCTACTTTTGTATCTTTTTTATCTTCTACAGTAGTATCCATATCCTCATTTGTTTTTAATTTACTTGTTGAATCAATCGTATCTGTTGTATCTGTATATTCTGTATTTTGTACAGATTCACTGGTTGTTTCTGAACTTGTTTTTTTATCATTATTAGAACATCCTACAACTCCAAATCCTACAACTATCAACAAACTTAATATTCCTAATTTAATCTTCATAACTACTATTGCCTCCTTAATATTTACTGAATTAATTTTGTAGTATTTTATAAAAAATCTTCTATATTTATAAATCAATTTAAATTTTACCATAAAATGGTAAAATTTTTAAAAGATTGAATTGTAAATAATATTAGAAAAATTAAAATATTCAATATCACTTTTTACATTTTAATAATAATTATTAAACCAAAATAAGGAGCACTCGTTGTCTTGAGTGCTCCTTTGTTGGCTAACAGTTCCTAGGAACTATTTAAATTTACGCCTGTAGTCATTAGTTAAACTTTTATCTTACAATTTTAATATATACTTCCTTCATCATAAATATATTAATATCTTCAAAATAGTAAATTGTGTTTTCTCCTAACCCCTGGATTTTTTGAACTACATATTTACCAGATTTAGTTTCTTCATGGTACCCCAAATATGAATAAAAAATAGCAACACACATATACATAATAAAAATAAATCTCAATTTATTATTTGAGTATACCATTGGTATAATAAATATCAATCCTATAGCTAACCTCCAAGAAAATACATAGATTAAATTTACCCAAGAATGAAAAACATATTTCTCTCCTAAATTTCCTTTTACTATGCTTCCAGTAAGTCCTATTGTAATACTAACTAAAAATAAAAAAAATAAAACATTTATAAATTTTGATCTAGTTATATATTTAATTTTTTCTTTATTTAAATTCATCTTATTAATAATTATTTTCTTATACAC